GTGCAAACTATTGGAAGGATGCAGTTAATGAGTATTCTCAGTACATCTACGCAGGTTCCGCATTAACAGCAACTGAAACATCAACTGCTGGAGAAGATCCTGGTGGCACTGCTGCATCTTACGGTGCTACTGCAGCTGCTCCATTAGTTATGGCGAGAATTTTAGTTTCAGCAGGTGGTGCTCTATCTGGTGGTACTGATGACTACGCATATACTGCTGGAGAAATTGCTGCAGGTTATGATCTATTTTTAGATACAGAAGAAACCACAGTTGATTTCATCCTTATGGGTGGAGATGGTGCTAACGAATCTGATACTCGTGCTAAAGCTGGTTCAGTCGCTGCTGTCGCAAACAGTAGAAAAGATTGCATCGCATTCCTTTCTCCTTGGACTGGTGATCAAGTTGCTACATCTGGTGGTGTTGCATTAACTCCAGCAGCACAACTTGAAAACACCATTGAGTTTTTTGCTACAATCGCATCTAGTTCTTACGTTGTTAAGGATAGTGGTGTTAAGTATACATACGACCGTTTCAATGACAAGTATCGTTACATCGGTACAAATGGTGACATTGCTGGTCTTTGTGTATCAACTTCTTCAATCCTTGATGATTGGTTCTCACCTGCAGGTAATGCTCGTGGTGGAATTCAAAATGTTGTAAAACTTGCTTTCAATCCTAACAAAGCAGCACGTGATGATCTTTACAGTAATTCAATCAACCCTGTTGTTGCATTTCCTGGTTCAGGTCCTGTGCTATTTGGTGATAAGACTGCACTTGCTTCACCTTCCGCGTTTGACAGAATTAACGTTCGTCGTTTATTCCTCAACGTTGAAAAAAGAGCAAAGTCACTTGCTGAAGCAGTTTTATTTGAACAGAACGATACAACAACTCGCGCTGGTTTTGCTGCTTCTATGGGTTCATACCTTGCAGAAGTTCAAGCACGTAGAGGTGTTACTGACTTCTTGGTTGTATGTGATGATACAAACAACACACCAGAAGTTATTGACAGAAACGAGTTTGTCGCTGAATTATATCTCAAACCAACTCGTGCTATCAACTTCGTAACAGTTACTGTAACTGCTACTAGAACTGGTGTTTCATTCAGTGAAGTTGTAGGTAGATAATTATTAACAAACGAGGTAAAAAACAATGGCAACAAACAACGTAAGCACATTTCTCCAAACTATTGGACAAGGTGTTAAACCTAATATGTTTATGGTTGATATTGTCTTCCCAGACCAGATCAGCCTACAAACTGAAGATAAGCAACTTACAGATATTCTTTGTAAGTCTGCTGCACTACCAGGTTCCAACCTAGGTGTAATTGAAGTACCTTTTAGAGGTAGAACAGTCAAGATCGCAGGTGATCGTACCTTCGATACATGGTCTGCAACCTTCTTTAATGATAAGGACTTTAAACTTCGCTCATTCTTTGAACAGTGGGCAAACAGTATCAACACTCACGAGGGCAACACTGCTCCTTTATTCACTCCATCTTCCACTACTGGATATATGGCATCTCTTTCTGTACATCAGTTAGAGAAAGATACTAGTGTTGGTGGTTCTAAACTTAGAACTTACAAGTTAGTACACTGTTTCCCAACTAACGTTTCTCCTATCGATCTTGCTTATGATAGCAACGATCAGATTGAAGAATTCACAGTTGAATGGCAGTATTCATACTTTACAGCAGAGGGTGGAGACAAATCTGGCGTTTCGGCAGTTCCAGTAGTTTAATAAATAGTTAAACGCTCAACTATTAAACTATAATTATGAGTCAATTATTTGGCTTCCAGATAAACAGAAAGGCGGGACAGAGAGGTCAATCTCCTGTCCCTCCTGCTGCTGATGAACCCATAGCAGTCGCTGCTGGTGGGTACTATGGAACTTATGTGGATACGGATAATCAAGCTCGAAATGAGTTTGAGATGATCCGTCGTTATCGTGACATGGCAATTCATCCTGAGGTGGATAGCGCAGTCGATGAAGTTGTTAACGAGTTTATCGTTAGCGATGCACACGATACACCAGTAGAAATCAACTTAGATAACTTAAAAGTTGGTGCAGGTATTAGAAATAGAATTCGTAATGAGTTTGAGTATATCAAACGTCTGATGAATTTTGACAATCGTGCACATGAGATTGTCAGAACTTGGTATATTGATGGAAGATTATTTTATCATAAGGTCATTGACCTAGACAATCCAAAGAAAGGTATTACGGAACTTCGATACATTGATCCTATGAAGATCAAGAAAGTTCGTCAGAAGATTGATAATAAACCAAAAGATTCTCTTGCACGTCAAGCAATAAAAGGAACCGCACTTGAGTATGAGTATGGTACATTTGTTGATTACTATCTTTACAATCCAAAAGGTTTTTATAAAGGTGGTGTTTTAGGACCTATAGGTGACATGTCATTGTCACAAGGTGTCAAGATGGCAACCGACAGTATTACATTCTGTCCATCTGGTTTACAAGATCTTAACAAAAGAATGACACTTGGTTTCTTACACAAAGCGATCAAGTCACTCAACCAACTTAGAATGATCGAGGATGCTCTTGTTATCTACAGACTTTCTCGTGCACCAGAAAGAAGAATATTTTATATTGACGTAGGTAACTTACCTAAGGTAAAAGCGGAGCAGTATCTTCGCGACGTCATGTCTCGTTATAGAAATAAGTTAGTATATGATGCTAACACAGGAGAAATGAGAGATGACAAGAAGCATATGAGTATGCTCGAAGACTTTTGGTTACCACGTAGAGAAGGTGGTCGCGGAACTGAAATTACTACATTACCAGGCGGTCAGAACCTAGGTGAGTTAAAGGATGTTGAGTATTTCAAAAAGAAATTATACAACAGTTTGAACTTACCTCCTTCTCGTCTTACAGATGATAACAAAGGATTTAATCTAGGTAAGACAACAGAGGTTCTCCGCGACGAACTTAAGTTTACTAAGTTCATTGGTAGAATGCGTAAGCGTTTTAGTGAGTTGTTTCAAGATGTCCTTAAAACTCAACTCATCCTGAAAGGAGTTATATCTCCTGAAGATTGGGATGATATGAAAGAGCATATTCAATATGATTATCTCTTTGACAATCATTTTAATGAATTAAAAGAAATTGAAATGATGAACCAAAGAATGATGACTGTTACTCAGATGGATCCTTTTGTAGGAAAGTATTTTTCTGTAGAGTATGTTCGTAAGAATATCCTAGGTCAAACTGATAAGGATATGAAAGAGATTGATAAGCAAATGAAAGGAGATATTGCTTCTGGTCTTGCACTTGATCCTGCAGAAACTAATGCTATGGATCAACTTACTCAAGCAAACACTGCACTTGCTCCAGAAATTCAAGCAATGCAAGCAGATGACGCAGCTGAAAGAGAGGCTGCTGCAGCTGACGATGCGCTCGCAAGAGATCTTAAAAGAGCACGTTCCGCACCTAAACCTACAACAAATACTAAATAGTTTATACTGAACACTTATTATGGCAGAATATACCGAAGCTAATCCTAAACAAGGAGAAGTAGATATCGTAAATCAGATTGCTGATAATCAACGAGCTTCTGCAATCGATGCAATCCACGATATGTTATTTGCTAAAGCATCTGATGCTATGGCAGACTACAAAAAAACTGTGGCAAATACATTTTTTGATGAACCTCAAGAAACGGAAACTACCGATGAAACTGATAACGGAACAGATTGAAGACGTTAAAATCCTTACTGAGGAAAAGAACGGAAAGAAACTTCTTTATATTGAAGGAGTATTTTTACAATCTGAATTAAAAAATCGTAATGGTCGTATGTACCCCTTCTCTGTTCTTGACCGTGAGGTTAAGAGATACAATGAAGAGTATGTACAATCAAAACGTGCTCTTGGTGAACTCGGTCATCCTGATGGTCCTACCATTAATCTCGATAGAGTATCACATAGAATTGTTTCACTCAAAGCAGAAGGAAATAATTTTATAGGTAAGGCACAAATTCTTGATACACCAATGGGTAACATCGCTAAGTCTTTGCTTGGCGAAGGAGTTCAGTTAGGTGTTTCCTCTCGTGGTATGGGAAGCATCCAAAAAAGTGAAGACTGTAACGTTGTTGCAGATGACTTCATGTTAACAACTGCTGCAGATATTGTAGCAGATCCTTCCGCGCCTGATGCATTTGTCAATGGTATCATGGAAGGTAGGGAGTGGGTATGGGCAAACGGTATCTTAAAAGAGACAGAAGTTGCTAAATACCAACGTTATATCAATAATGGTTCGCGCCATGAGTTAGAAGAGAGAGTGCTACAATCGTTTGAGCACTTCCTTGGAAAACTCTGATATGATAAATAAACTATAGATTAAATAATTATACGGAAATTACGAGGAAAACTCAGATGTCAGACAAACTTAACGAGAAATTTGAAAAGTTTGCTACCGAGCAAAAGGTGATTGTAGAAGCTGGCGATCCAATGCCAACTGTATCTGCAAACGTTATTCCTGGCACTGGTAGTGAACCTTCACAGGTTTCTGACGCACAGACTAAATCTGGTAGCGGAAAAGATCCAATGCCTACTGTCTCTCCAAGCGTCGCTCCAGCAGGACAATCTGCTCCTGCAGATTTAGGTGGTACAACCACTACACCACATGAGCACGATGATGACGGAGAAGACAATCCAGGTGCTAAGGCATCTGCTCCTGTAGGAGACAAGGCAGCACAAAGCGATGGATCTGCTCAGACATCTTCTATCAATGATGCTGGCGATATGGGTAAGCAACCTACAGTTGGTGCTGAAGTAGCATACGGAACTGGAACAGGTTCTCAAGTTACATATCCAATCAAACCATCATATGAAGATCTCGATGTTTCCGATGATGTAAATGCCCTTCTTGAGGGAACAGAACTCTCAAAAGAGTTTGCTGAGAAAGCGAAGACTATCTTCGAGGCTGCTATCAAAGCAAAACTTAATGAAGAGTACGACAAGCTTGTAGAACACTTTGCCAACGAACTCGATAAGCAAGTAGACGCTGCTAAGGCAGAATTATCTGAGGAAGTTAATGGTACAGTCAACTACGCCATTGGTCAATGGGTAGAGCAAAACCAAGTTGCTATTGACCGTGGAATAAGAAATGAGATCACTACAGACTTCATTGCAGGTCTTAAAGGTCTCTTTGAGGAGCACTACATTTCTATCCCAGACGAGAAAGTGGATGTGGTAGAAGGTATGGCTGAATCAATTCGTGAAATGGAAACCCGCCTTGACGAACAGGTCAAAGCAAATGTGAAATTACAGAATACTCTTAATGAGACTGCAAAAGTAAATATTCTGAACACTGTTTCAGAAGGATTGGCAGATACTCAGAAAGAAAAACTCGCTGCCCTCGCTGAGGGTGTTGAGTTTGTTTCTGCAGAGGACTTCTCTAGAAAGGTTACTAC